GAAATAATCGCAGGCATTTTATTAGACTATTTTTGTTTATTTATGTTGTTTTATCAAAGTCACTATAGGTTGTAGCTATAGGATTTATACGTCTCACTTCAGGAGCAGTAGTTATCCCAGTATAACCATTAGTGGTATTAATATTAAATACTTTTGGATCTGTTGTAGATCTTGTCAAGTTAGTTAATTTACCGAAACTATAATCACCAAGTTTTGGCCCAGTGATTGGTGTAATACCAGTTGTTGAGTTTATATTGCAAAATACAGTAACAATACCAGTATTGGAAGTTACAGTTCCTTCAACTTTATATATGTTATCAGCAAAGCTAGTTCCTACACCAACATTATTACCATCTTTATCAATTGAAGTTACACCAGTTCCAAACACGGTATTTTTAAGAATAAAATAATCACCAATAGCTAATCCTGTTTTAGATATATTGCCAAATCCAGCTTGATTTAAGAAAGCATCTGCGTCTAGTGATAGGTTAAGAGTCGCACGACTGTTAACACCACTTGAACTGACTGCAACACCAACTACCACTCCATAATCACCAGTCACGTTGACTGTATTACACTTTTCACGAATTATCGCTTCTTGACTTAATAAGACTGTTGGATTTGTATTTGGTGTGTATCCAAACCCACCTTCAGTCACAGTTATTGCACTGATTGTACCACCAGCACCAACTGTTGCAGTTGCGGCTGCACCAACTTTTTCATATCCACTCCAAACAAGACTTGACTGTATACCAACTGCAACCATCTTATTGTCACCGTAAGTCACTGCATTTAATTGAGTTCCTAAAGGAGTTCCTGCAGCCACCACATGTTTCTTATACCAAGTTGAACCATCTATAGAGTTCATAGCCATTCCAGCACCACCTACAGCCAACCAAACATTGTTTTGATAATGTACATCATTTAACTGGAATGTGCCACCAGCACCTACAACTGACCAATTTAAACCATCATCTGAAGAAGATATAATTGTCCCTGCAGCTCCAACAGCAATCCATTTATCAGAACCATAAGCAATACCTTTTAGATTGGTGGTTATGGATGTGGTGGTTACACCAGACCATGTTTCACCATCTGTTGATCTATAAATTGATCCTTGATTACCAACAGCAACAAACGTACCATCATGATATGCAACTCCGTGAAAGTCTTGAGTTGCAAATTTATTAGATATAACAAATGACGTTGTAAGACCCGCTAAGCCTGGTTCTGTGTAAAGGATAGTTCCAGCAGCACCAACTACAACAACTCTTTCATGTGGCACAGTTGTACCAATACCAGTAAGTGAATTGGGGAATAGATATGATCCAACAGCAGCTGCATTTAGGCTCTGTGGTATATTTCTAGGTGTATAAGTTGGAATGAAACCAACCTGTTTTCTTGAGTAAATATTTGTTATACCAAAAGTTGATCCAGCATTTGTACTTCTTGCAATGGTTCCAGCACCACCTACAACCACAACCTCAGACGATAATCCCACCACACCTTTGAATGTTCCAAAATTTCCTGTAGTTGCAACAGTCCAATTATTTCCGTCCGTGGATGTATGAATACCAGAGGTGCTTCCAACGGCCACAAACACACCTTCAGGAGTATAATCAATATCATTATAACTAATGTCTGCAGGGGCAGTTATCTTATTCCAAGATCTACCAACCTCTTCAGTTAGTGGAATATTTACACCTGAAATATTATTAAAATTAGCAACTGTTACTGTAGGAATATTTTCATATCCAGATCCACCATCTACGACAGTTATAGAACTGACTGTTCCACCAGCAGAAACTGTAGCTAAACCAGATGCAACATTAATATCCTGTGTGTTTATAATTTCTATTTGGCCAGGTATACCATCTATATCCGTTCTATTATCATAAGCACTGAAGAATGGGAACGCATTATCAACGTATGTTGTTACAGAACTTGTTCCTACAGTTCTTATCAATCTTGCACTAGGGAAGAAATTAGCAACTTGAAGTGGTCTATCTTTTGCAATAGGTAGTCCATCAACAATAAGATCCTTTTCTTGTTTTTTCCAAGAAACAACTCTAACTAAACTAGGATTTGTACTAATTCCACCTCCACCATATGAAGGAGTATCTACTTCACTAACCTCAGTTATCTCAGAAACAACACGATCACTTTGATTTGGAACTTGCAAATCTTTTAATAATTGAAGTTTATCACCAACCTTAACAGTTTTAATTGGGTTTAAAGCTTCAATGTCCTGATTACCACCCCTAAAGAATAAAACTTGTAATTTACTTCCACCCTTTGGAGGTTCAACAAATCTAAGTATACTACCTCCTTCTAGACTGTAGTTTTGGCCAGGTTGTTGTAACACATCATTTATGAATATTAAAAGATTATTTGTAACATCAATAGATGTGTCTAGAGAAATAATACTTACAACATCTTTTGTTAATACAGTTTTAGTTAATACAAATGTTTTCTTAGCTCCATTAAACTCTGCAGAAAAATCATCAAGTGGAACTAATTGACCAAAACTAAACCCTGCAAACTTATCATCAATTGTTGATTTTACTGTTAATGTAAATGGTGATGTCGAAACACCTACTCTAAAAGGTATTCCTTGAACTGTTAATACTTCACCATTCTTATATCCAAATCCTCTATCTTTTAAATCAAATCCAATGACTGTTCCACCAGATCCAATTAAAGCGTCAACTTTCAATCCAGAGCCAGATCCACCAGTAACAGATAGATTAGTATATCCAGTTGCAATACCCACTTTTATAGTTGGAGGGAACTGTGCATTGTATCCTGTGCCACCACTAGTTACAGTAATACCAGTAATCATCCCTGCACTATTACCAGTTCCAACAGTTGCAGTTAAAACAGCCGTTGTTCCTGTTCCTAATGGATTTTGAACTTCAACATTAACTCCACCTGAAAAATATCCTGAACCAGCACCTAACATTGTTACTCCAGTTATTACGCCAGAACCGTTAACAGTTGCAGATGCAGCTGCACGTACTCTCGGTTGATAGTTTTGACCTAATGTTATAGGATCTACTTCATCAACTTTACCACCTCTAGGTAAATCAAATAAATTATCACCAGTAAATATAATAGATGCACCAACGCCAATATTTGGCGCAGTTGATCTTGCAACTATATCATAATCAACAGTTGGTCTTTGGAAAATACCATTAATTAAAACTACACCATAGTTGACAACTTCATCATCACCACCAGTTCCACTGGTCGTGGTTACGATACCTGTAACATCCGATCCAGTCTGTGTTAATGTAAATGTTCTTCCTGTTGCAACCGATCCTGTAAATTTATGTGATATATCATCAAACACAAAGTTTCGAGTAACATCTTTTCTATTAAATACTCTACCACTAAATGTTGACTGTGTACTAACACCAGTGGGCCCTGCAGGGCCAAATGGTGGAGTTGCAAAGAATATTACGTCCTTATCAATTCTAAAATTACCACCCTTCATTTTTGGTACAGCATTTGCAGCATGATTAGCTACTGTACTACCAAGGAATCCACGATCAACTGAAACTACATTTGTAGATCCAAAACCAACTGTTTTAACTCTAAAGAACTCATCATCAATTTGAATTATATCATTTAATTTTACAGTGGTAAGACCAACATTAGGAGCAGCTTGTAATTTAAGAGTTGTTGAACCAATACTCACTTGATCAATTAAATCCAAAGAAACACTTCTATTAGTTAATGGTGATTGAATCATCCCATCAATCTGTATCAAAGTTTTATTTTCAGGATTAATAGTTTTAAATGAATGTTCTGTTCCTGTTCCAAGATTTCTTATTTCTAAAGGAGTGCCACCACTAGATGTTGCAATTTTAAATCTATTGTTATCTAATCTTGAAACTACAAATACAGTTGAAGGTATAACTCCTGAAGGTTTGATACCAACACTGGTATTTCCATGATTATCATATGTGATTTGTTCACCAGCTTGGAATCCATGATTAAATATTGTAATCGTATCTGAATCTACAGATATATTTCTACTAAGAGGATCATTTGGATTAAATATTTTATTGAATAAAGGAACAGATCCACTTTGTGATGTAAGTCTAAATGAACTTAATCCAACAACTTGTCCACCAGTTTCAGTTGTAATACCTGTAAATTGTCCAGCAATGTCATCTATTATATCAACGCTTGCACTAGCAATTGCTTGCAAATCTCTAATTTTTCTATTTTTAAAGTTTATAGATTTAGATAAACCACCTGATATAGTTTGTTCTGATGCAAAATCAAAATCATTTTTAACAAAGAATGATTGAACGTTATCAATGTCAACTTTTAAATTTGTAGATTGTTGTGGTGATCTGGCCACTAAACTAGTTGATCTACCAAAACCAGTTGTTGGGGTAGATTTTATAATTAAATCTGAGAAATTTTTATATCCCGCTGGATGAACAATACTATCTACTGCATCTGTAAAATCTTTTTCTTGAACTTCACTTTGTATTGAATATGAGAAATTTTGGTAGTAATCACTATCTTGTATTTTTTGTAAATCGTGACTCAATTTTCCTGTATTTTTTTGCCAACCTTTTTCTCTTTCAGCACTAAATCCCAATGAAAAATATTTTTCATAAAACTTTGATTGAACAACTCTTCCATTTGCTCCAGATATTTCTCCAACTATTACATCATCAATAAAAGGAGTCCTTGTTAAATTTTCTAATCTAAATGAATTTGTAGATGGATCCCAACCTTTATTTTTCACAATTTTAGCTTTTGCAGATCCATTTCCAAATGTCACTGGCTCACCATTTATAAAATTTCTATGTTCAAATTGAACATTGAATGTTGGTAGATCTTCTTTTTTAATAATTCTACCAGCACTGTTTTCTGGATCAAAGAAGCCACCTGTACTACCAATTCCAGTAAGAGAATATTGAATTTTAGAATCTGTTATATTTCTTGCAGTAATTGTAAATGTTCTATAATCATACATGTTGGAATTGTATCCAGCCACTTGATTATCAGCATAAGTTCTTGGATCAGTGCTTGGAACTGGTTCAGGAAATGTTTGTTCCCCTGAAACTGCATCAATAACTGGATGTCCTTGAATATTTACGTTTTCAACAAATATTTCATCTCCAACTTCAAATGGGAAATTAGTTCCTAATCTATGAGATTCTGGTCTCCAACCATCAAGAGGACTTTTAAGAGTAATAAATTGTGTAACACCATTAGATGTTGCAGTAACAATACCAACTCCATTACTATTGTTAATAGTAATTATTCTTGGTGGGTTGGGATATAAATCAAATCCTGTTAAACTATCATTTAAAACTCTTACAGATCCAATACCTGTTCCTTCAAGAGTAACCTCTGTTCTTCCTTCAGGTTTTGAAGGAAAGAATAAGTCAGGTGCAGTGCTGTAATTTTTTCCAGCTGTTTCTATACCAATACTTCCAATTGCAAAATTATTTTTAACTGTTACAGTTACTGGTGTATCAGCTCGGGGGCTTAATGATTTGTCTGTAGGATAATCATATCCAATTTTAACTATTTCTTTGTATCCAACACGACCAATAAAATCATCAAACATACGAACATCAGCATCTCTTCCTGCTGGTATTCTTGGAATATCCCTACCATCCGTACCAACACCAGCTCTTGTTATAGTATTGATGCCAGGATTTTTTACATAATCTACTCCTGCAAAACTAACAAAAATTTCATTAATACCACCACTAGCATTGAGTGATGATGTAAGATATCTAAATGTTGTTATTCCTGATGTTACATATGAATTTACTTCTGGCTCAGATCCAACTTGATATGTAAACGATGTTATTCCTGTAGTAGTGATTCCATAATTACCAGCGTATATGCTTGAATCAACTGTTATCTTAGATCCATTTATTACTTCATTATCTGGTTCAGAATCTCTTTTTGTAACATCAATTGTATCAAGATTTGTAGGTACTAACTTATACCATAAAGGTAGTTGAATATTATCTGTTAATTTTACTTTTACTATAGCTCCACTAGATCCAGATGTTCCTGATTTTACTATTTCAGTTGAAATTCCAACACCGTCAAATCTATTTGTAAATTTTTCGTCTTTATAAAATTCAAGATTAAAATCTGTAAGTGAAGTATCAGATACTGCAAAACCAACTGTTTCTCCTCTTAAAGCTTGAATTGGTGGATTAATTCTAGAAATTCTATGAAATCCACCAGCACCTGAACTAGATCCAACATTGGTTATATTAATAAATGCATTTGGAATACTTATAGAGTCTTTGCGATTATCAAATAATCTAAATCTAGTTTTACTAATTGACTTAACATAATATTCACCTCTATCAGTTAATGGTATTACTGTACTAGTGCCAGATTTGTAAAGAACCTTGTCACCATCTTTAAAACCATGTTCTATTGTATTACCATCTGCATTAGTAAGTTGAATTGTAGAATCATCAACTGATACATCAGAACTACCAAAATATTTTGGATCTACTATTGTTTTTCTTGCAATAGTATCATACTCCACTGATTTGTTTACTAAAGTATTAGGTGCAACATCAATAGTAATTTCATCATTATCTTTTAATCCATGAGGTTGTGATGTATGAACAATTACATCATACCTATCAAGAGATCCTATGTGTTCTTCATTTGTTGTTTCTAATGTATGATCTTCCTTATTTGCATCAACAATTGTTGATATGTAAAGTGATCTAGATGTACTACCAATACCAGCTCTTGTTGTTGATATGCCTAGTAAATCATTACTTACTTTAACTGCAAAGACAAATTGATCGTTCGTTAATGCAAAAGAATTACCTAATCCAACATTGTTAGAAACAACTAATGGAGTTCCTTTTCCACTATTGTATAATAACCTTTGGCCTGTTTGAAGTCCGTGGTTGGGAAGAACAATTAAATTACTAGCATTACTACCTGGCTGACCCTCATGTGGAGGCATTAATGAACTTGTAGATACTCCAGAATCTCCTCCAAGTTCTGATAAAATTGTATTATCATTA